GCAGGGTTGCAAACTGACGAACATTCTTCTAATAATGATTTTGTAATGCTATGAATGTAGATGTAATCAATTTGGCTCAATACGAAGCCCCACAGATAATAGAATCGAAGCAAAAAGGTTATGTAACTTTTGGAGAAAACAATAGTTACTTTCAATTCCTTATAGACCGTTATCGAAAAAGCGCAACGAATCAATCTATTATAAACAACGTTACTCGTTTAATGTATGGTAAAGGATTAGGGGTAATTGATGCAAGTCGTAAACCTGCTGAATACGCACAAGTAATGGCTTTGTTCAATAAAGATTGTTTGAGAAAACTTTGCTTTGATTTAAAAACATTAGGTCAATGTGCTATCCAAGTACACTACAACGACAAACACGATAAAATATTAAAGGCATTTCATATTGATATGAATCTTTTAGCGCCTGAAAAATGTGATGATGAAGGGAAAATTAACAAATGGTACTATTCCAATAATTGGGAAGATATTAAGAAATTTCCACCTAAACCATTTGCTACATTTGGAAGCTCAAAAGACAAAGTTGAAATATTAGTCATTAAACCTTACGCAATTGGAATGAAGTATTTTTCTTTGCCTGATTACGTAGCAGGAACGTCTTATGCGTTACTTGAAGAAGAAGTTAGCGATTACCTTATCAACGAGGTTCAAAATGGTTTTAGTGGTACGAAAGTAGTAAATTTCAACAACGGACAACCTGACATTGAAACGCAAAATTTATTACAATCACAAATTAAAAACAAGCTAACTGGAAGTAAAGGTCAAAGAGTAATCGTTGGATTTAACAACAACAAAGAAACAGCAACAACGGTTGATGATATTCCTTTAAACGATGCACCAGAACATTATCAATATCTTTCTACTGAATGCGAGCGCAAAATTATGGTTTCGCATTCTATTACAAGCGGTTTGTTATTAGGTTTAGGAAGCGCAAACGGTTTCGGAAGTAATGCAGATGAATTGAAAAATGCTTTTGTATTGTTCGATAATATGGTTATTAGACCGTTACAGCAACTTTTGATTGATGGATTAGAACAAATTACATCGTTCAATGGAAATACGGCTAAATTGTTCTTTAAAACGTTACAACCTTTGGAGTTTACTGATTTGGAAAACGTACAATCGAGCGAAGATAAGCAAGAAGAAACGGGAACGGAATTAAGTTCACAAATCGACATTAGTGCATTCGGCGAAGAAGTTGGTAAAGATTGGGTTTTGATTGATATTAAAGAAGTTGATTACGAAAATGACGATGAAGAAAACGAAATGCTATCGAAGGACTTAGAACCGTCACTTTTGAGTAAGGTTTACAACTTTATAAGTACTGGCGATGCACGACCTAATATTACAAGTAAGCAAGACAAAACTATTGACGGAATTAAATTTTTGACACGTTACGTTTATGCAGGTAAAATGTCAGAAAATAGCAGGGATTTTTGTAAAGCAATGATGAGTTCAGCTAAGGTATACCGCAAAGAAGATATTATTAAAATGGGAACGATGCCCGTTAACAAAGGTTGGGGCCCGAAAGGCGCAGATACTTATTCAGTATGGTTGTATAAAGGCGGTGGCGATTGTAACCATAGATGGAATAAAGCAGTTTACGCAACTTTTGAAGGCAAAGCAATTGACGTAGAAACAGCAAGACAAATAGCAGGTAAAAAAGCTGAAAAGTTAGGTTACAAAGTTGTTAATAATAAACTTGTTTCAACACTCCCAAAGGATATGCCTTTTAACGGATTTTTACCAACTAATAAACGCTTTCAATAATGGCAGAAGCACTAATAATAACAAGGACTGACGTAGTAGAATTCACGTCTTTAAACGGCAATGTTAACCCTGACAAATTTATTCAATATATAAAAATTGCGCAGGATATTCACGTTCAAAAGTATTTAGGAACGGATTTACTTGAAAAGATAAAAGCGGATATTATTGCGAATACTTTAGGTGGTAATTATTTGACACTTGTAAATACTTATATCAAGCCTATGTTGATTCATTGGGCTATGGTGGAATATTTACCTTATTCAGCTTATACGATTGGAAACAAAGGTGTTTATAAGCACAACGCAGAACAAAGCGAAAACATCGACCGTTTAGAATTATCTTTATTGATTGATAAAGAAACACAAACAGCGAATCAGTATAGCAGTAGATTTGTTGACTATATGTGCTTTAACCAAGCCTTGTTTCCTGAATACAACAGCAACAGCAACGGCGATATTTATCCGAGTTCAGATACTAACTTCACTAATTGGGTTTTATGAAAAAGCGATCTAAAAAGAACATTGAAAAATTAATGGTTTTCCTTCAACAAATCGAACAAGAAAAACCAAAAGAAAAGAAATGAGTTATTTTAAGATACTTGACACACTTAGAGCGCAGTTACAAGCGACTAACCTAATTTCTACAATTACGGACGGGCAAATTAGCGACATTGATTTGGCTAAACAAACGATTTTCCCTTTGGCGCATATCATTATAAATTCAGCAAGTATTGAAGGTAAAATGCAACGCTTCAATATTACTGTTTTAGCGATGGACATTTTAGACAGTAAAGAGAAATATGACCTTGAACCGTCTATAATGAATGCAATGTTGCAGGCGTTAAACCGAGTTCACGACATAATGAAAAGAGGAGATTTAAATCCTGACTATATTATGATGGACGGCGACTCAACTTTAGAACCGTTTACTGATAGATTTGAGAATAAATTGGCGGGTTGGGCTATGACTTTCGATGTTATTATGCCGTCCGATATGACTATTTGTGATACTGGTTTTACAAGCGGTTGTCCAAATGTTACGGTAACGGACGGCGCAAGTTCGGTACAAGTATTGGCAGGTGGCACTTATACTTGTTCTGGTAGTACAACAGAAATAACAGTTAGCAACTCAAACGATAGCTATTCAGTAACAACGGATGAGGATTTGACGCTACCAAATACAACGGTTAACGTTTACGTTGACGGCATATTAAACCAAACGGGAAGTATTGTAACTTTAGACCCTAATTCAGTAATAAATATAACGGTATGAGTTTAGATATAAATTTAACTGGAGTCGAAAAAACATCCAATAAGAAAACAAATTTAACTGATAATTCAGATACGTTTTACCCTACACAAAAAGCGGTAAAAACAGCAGTTGATGCGAAGGAAAATACAATAACAGCAGGTACAACAGCGCAGTATTTTCGTGGCGATAAAACGTTTCAGACGTTAGATAAAACAGCAGTTGGATTAAGTAACGTTGATAATACAAGCGATGCGAATAAACCCGTTTCAACAGCTACTCAAACAGCATTGAATGCGAAGTTCAACAACCCAACGGGTACAACAGCGCAGTATCTTCGAGGTGATGGAAGTTTAGAAACTTTTCCAACGATTCCAGATGCAAGCGATTTTGTTGAAAAATCCGATTTTACTTCGCATTCAATATTAGCCAAACAAAGTGGAGCAAGCGACCCTGTTGCAGTTTCAATTGGAAATAATGAAATTTTAGGAAGAAAAAGCGGTGGTGGTTCTAATATTGAAGGGCTTTCGGTTAGTGATGTTAAGAGTATTCTGAATTATACAGCATCCGATGTTGGAGCGGTTGCAACTAATTCAGCAATTACGGGAGCTACAAAAACAAAAATAACTTACGATGCGAAAGGACTTGTAACAAGTGGAGCAGACGCAACCACAGCAGATATTGCAGACTCAGTAAATAAGCGTTACCAAACTGACAACCAACAATCGTTCAACGATGCGACGTCTAGTATTCAAACACAATTAGATGCAAAGCAAAGTAAGTTGTTAGTCAAAAAATTAGGTGCATCAGCAACTATCGCTACAACGGTTGAATCTATAATTGGTAATGTCGAGATTTTAGGTGGTACACTTGCAAGTACTGATTATTTGAATATTAGAAGTAGAGCAAGAAAAACAGGTGCAATTGGTACTTATTTGCTTAGATACTATCTTAACACAACTTCTAATTCATTGACTGGCGCAACACAAATAGCAATTTCGGGTACTCAAACAACAACATCTATAATTTCAACATCTTTTGAACGTGACTTCACAATTGATGGGGGAAATTTAATTGGTTTTCCATTTGGAACAGCAAGCAACGATGGTACAGCGTCAGCTTCAACAGTTAGTTCTGTTGCTTATACAGTTGGTGCGACTTACTATATAATTACTACAATTACTTTAGTTAGTGCTTTAGACACAGCAAGTTTAATAGGTCAGAAAATAACAAATTTCTAATTATGTACACAATAATAGATGAGTCAACTAACAAGGTATTATTCGCTAAATTTGATAATGAAGTTTTAGAAGGTCAAGTGGCTATTAATAAAGTTTGTATTATTGAAAGGGAAAACCCTTTTGAATCGGAAATATTTTATAATTTTGAAACCGAACAATTTTACACAAAACAATGAAAACCAAACTACTTTTTTTAGCACCTCTTACAATTTTAGCACCAATAAAACCACTTGTTTTACTTGCGATAGCTTCAATCATTTTAGATACTTGCTTTGGTATTTGGCGAAGTTGGAAAAAAGGAAATAAGATTCGTTCCCGTAGACTTTCACATACAATTTCTAAGAGCCTTTTATATAGCGGTGCAATAGTATTTATATTCTTATTAGAAAAGTTTGTTATAAGCGATATTTTAGGGCATTTTATAGCTATTGATTTG